GCCATGATAATTACCTCTTACGAAAGGATTCGTCTTAGCGTCTTCGTAACGTCCACTGGGGTGATGGTCGCTAAAACTGATATGTTCCCAGAATTAAATAAACGAGGAGCCGAAGCTCCCCGCTCATGCCTTGCTTTTACTTTAAGTAGCGCCGGGAGACCCGTAGATACCTAGTGGATCAGAAACACCGAAACTGTAACGCTCTCGTGCTTTGTAACGCACGTTACCAGTATCGAAATCTCCGTCCATTGAAGTTTCAAGCGGAGTACGCTCAAAGTGCTTCATGCCATTTGGAACATCAGTAATCAAATACCATGCGTTAGCGTCAGTCAAAAAGTGATTGACAGCATAACCTTCAGGTATAGAACCGTTGTTTTTAATAGCATTAATGTCATTGTTAGCCGTATTAGTGCGTAACTCAGAATCTAGGATTCTAGTAGATACAAACATAAGGCTAGGCGGAACAATCAAACGCCTTGGTCGAGCCGCGATTAAAAGTCCACGCTCATCAGTATAAGCAGAGATAGCAATCACCGCGTCTTCTAATGAAGTTTCATTTAAATCAGCGCCTATACGAGGGCGATTGGAGTTAACAGCTCCGTTAACGAGAGGATGACCTCCTCCGCCAGCAACACCGTCATTTAACGCCGTAAACAAGTTAACACCATCGCCAGATTGATAAGCGTTAGTGAAACCGAGGTTTAAAGGCACAGCGGCCTTAACCTGCTTGGTATACGACATTGCTCGTGCTAAAGCCTTGGTATATCGCTGAGACAAAGACGCATAGAGGTTATCCTCCATAGCTTCTTCAGTAATAGCGAAACCTTGAGCAATCGTCTCGTGAGTATAACGAGCCGTGAAAGCTTCTTGCGCTGAATCATAATTGATTGCAGAACCCTCAGGCTTCACTGGCGCTGCGCCAAAACCACTTAACTTAACTTCTTCTTCAAACGAGCGATCAGATGATTCAGTTTCGTAAATCATTCTGTCTTCGTCTTCGTACTTTGCATACTCTAAGCCAAACAGGGCATTAAGCCCCGGAAGAAGCTCTTTGAGCATTTGCGCTCTTGAAATAGCCATTTGCTAGCTCCTGTTATGTGCCTAAAGCACGACGATATTGATGCATTCCGGCGTTATACGTCAGAAGAACATTGGTAAAAGCGTCACCTACTTCGCTTTCGGGGCCATCTACAAACTCTAAAATCCGCAAGGGAAGAGTGTTTGTGGTGGCTGCGGTTCCGGCGTTAACCGAATTGTGGCTTCGACCAGCTTGGGTAGTGCCTGCTGTTTGAACAACAGCAATGTTATTACCCAAAGTAGTCTGCGCTAAAGAGCCGTTTGCTTGCATTCTAAATACAGCATCAGGATCATCTAACACATACGCCATAGCGTCAGCGGCTACAGTTCCAGTAGGCCAGCGTTGACCAAATGTTGGGTTTTGAGTTCCGGGGTCTGTATAAAAACAGCCCATGAAAACACCAACTGGAGTAGCCGAAGTTGTTCCAGTATCTTTCTCAACAGTTCCAGACGCTACTAATTTAACAAAATCACCATAAAAAATATTAGCAGCATAACCGCTAGCTATTTTTATATGACGAACCTTTCCAGAGAACGATCCGCAGGCGCTTAATCCGCCAACAGGTTCCGCTCCCATAGGGGTTGCAGTTGTAGACATAATCTTCTCCTATGTCATTGATGAGGACAGCCCCTTTCAGAATGAAAGAGCTAGCCTCTACCGTAAGTTGTTCTGCTAGACCTGTCTCTAATGAGAGGCATAACAGGATTTTCTTCTCGCATAAAGCTATTGTCAACGGAATCCATCTGATTCTTAGCAAGGTCAAGAAAATATTTGGCTCTCTTTTTGATTTCCTCTTCAGGAATTTTACACAACAAAAGACCGCCTACTTCGACATTACCAACAAACTGAGAACCCACATCAGACATAACGTGTAATTCAGGATGATCTTCTGCTTTAACAGGTATCCATCCTTCTCGCATTTTTTGAGAAACATTTGTGTTATCTGATTGCCCTAGAGAGCTGGTGCGAACCCAGCGAAAATCCCATCCTTTTATCGGATGAGGAGTAGGCAAAGCAGAAGCAGGCCGCCATGAATCATCTGGCCTTGATTGTTGGCTGCGCTCATCCTGCAAGCGTTGTGTTTTATCTATTTCTTTGTATCTTTCTTTGTAACTTTCTTCAGACATTGCTTTCTCCTATACCTTTACGAATTCAGCAGCATACTGTGCATTGGTTATACCAAGTTTCTTAGCAACATCCGCTTGGGATGCAGTTAGTCGTAGTTGGCGTGTCTTAGCTCCATTATTTCTAGTAGAGGGTGAGACCACGTTGTTGTTATTACGAGCTACTGGGGCAGTTCGACTTACTTGAGTTCCCTCATCTGCTCCATCGTCCCCAAAATAATCAGGGAATCTAGATCGTATTCTTTTATTTATTTCCGAATAATAACGGTCTTCCTGACCTACAGGGTCTATACCCAATTCCCTCGTTAGAGTGTCATGGATTGCATACCCTACTGCGGTCATCTCTTTATGAAGAGAAGGAACTTGCGCTCCATCAACCGATGTTGGTTGAAACCACGGGTTTTCCCGTTGCCATCTTTCTTGAGTCTCGCTTAATCTAGGCCGCGAAGCAATAGGCGGAGGAGTATCTTCAATTGGCGGAGCTTTTTTATGTCTCTGCGCTCTCCCCTCAATATCCATCTGTCGGTTCTGGGCAATATTTAAGGATTTTTGGGCTTGAACTATTTTTTCAGTATCACCTGATTCGTGAGCAGCTTTAAAATCTTCCTCTGCTCTATCTATTTCAAGTCCTGTTCTTTTCTGCACAGAATCAATAATAGCTGTCTCGCCTTGGCGCAACATCTTCTTAAGGTTCTGGTTTTCACTATGAAGCTTTTGAGTAACTTTCTCATGCTCCTGTAGTGTTTGTTCAATCTCGCCGCGCTTTCTTCGATCAGCGTGATTGGTTGCTCTCAGCTTATTAATCCGTTTCTGTACTTTCTGACTATAAGACTGTAGTTCTTCTTCACTAACATCGTCATCAAACTTACTGGCAGTTTGACTAGAAGGGCTTTCTTCTTCAAAAGAAGAGTCATCAACGATATCTACTGTAGCTGAGTCGGCTTCAGGTTCGTTTTTAACCTTCGACTTAACTCCAAAGAATTGATCCTCATGTGATGATGTTGCTGATGCAAATTCTGAATCACTCATATCTTCATCACTCCTCTTGGGTCTTCAACAACAGCTTCTACGCTGTCATCGTTAATAAGTCTAAATTCCTTACCATGAACTGTAAAGCGAGTACCAGAATATGACCTCATAATAATAAAATCACCACTCTTACAATAAGGGCCATGAGGAAAACGCTTTGAATCTTGATAAGCATCTTCACCAACCTCAACTACAAAGCCAACAATAGAACCTACTTCTTCATTCAGTATTGTTTGCTCTGCCTTGAGGATACCTCCCTCGCTGGCTTTTTCTGGCTCAGGCAGACCAATAAGGATTTTATATCCTTTAGGGACTGGAAGTTGACTAGCTTTTTGTTGCTCGGTATCAGTGGAACCAACAGAACCTGCTGCTTCTACTCCCGTTACTTTTGCTAATGCTTTTGCCATTAGTTTTCCTTGCACTGGAGTTAAGTGTCCAGAGTCACTATGCACCGCAATATGCAGAGATTAGTTTTGTTCAGATTTTTCTATTACATCGAGAAGCTCTCTCTCGGCCAAAGCAAGACCTTCAATGATCCCGCAACACTTCTTATATTCCTCGTAGCTAACACAACCATCCGCACTTATGTGGTCAGAAGTGTCATTCATCATAACTCTTATCTTCTTTTGAAGATGAGTTAGCATGTTAAGATCATCCATCATCACGATCCGTTATATCTTGTGTTCTTTCGTTGATCATAAGTTCTTTTGCTATTTCAATCCCAATCTTAGCTCCATCAAGCTGATCCTTAGAAGCAATCTTTCTTGACTCAAGTTCTTGATCAGTGTTGGTCTCAGCAATCTTTACGCCAAGCTTAGCTCCCTGAAGATTTTGATCCAAGGACATTTTCTCTCGATCAATATCGTTTCTTTCTCCAGCCTTAAGAAGGTCTGCCTCAATTCTAGCCATGTCAGACCGGGCCTTAGAAGTGATCTTCTTGTCCTCAAGTTCAAGCTCTGCTTTCTGTAACTGAAGAACAGGGTCTTCCGCTTGAGCCGCCATTTCCTCTGACTGGACTCGTTGCTGGGCTTTACCCGTAAGCTGCTCAGCCGCAGGAACAACCATCTTAGCCAGTCTGTCCTCAACGTCTTCAGGAAGTGTAGAGTCCATAGGAGGTAAGTGAACGCCAAGCTCTCGCTCAATATCTATACGATACTTAAACGCTACATGCTCAGAAATGTGGGCATTCATTACGGCTTGCTTGGTGGCTCCGTCTGGAGACATATTAAGCTTTTCAGCTATCTCTGGATCAGCCATTGCAGCCATATGCACCTTAATATGGGCCTCATGGTCTTGATATAGGAACGCTTTAACCGGATCACCAATAATAATATTCATATTTTCAGAAATCGGGTCTGTAGCCTTCATATCGTCTTGATTTGGAATAATCTTATCAGCATCCCTTATCCCAAGAACTTCAAGCATTTGCCTATGTAATAACGGCAAATTGTACATTTGTGGAGCTTGTTGGGCCAATTGTAAGGCTGCTTGATACTGCATGATCCTTTGGGCCATTGTCCCTGCGTTAGGATCGCTTACCGGAATGATGTCTACTCGATCATCAAAGTCTTCCTTGGTAATTGCTTCTTGCTCGGTATCGTAGGGATACTCATTTGGGCCGTAATCAGCAACAATGCTCGACAGAAGCTTAAGCTCAGTCTTCATTGACGCATGAACACGCGCTTGAACCGCGCTAATCACCTTCATTTCGCGCTCAAGAAGCGCCAAAGTTGTCCCTACAGGCGCATCACCATTGATATCCGCTGCTTTTACGTCACCAGCAGAGGCAAACCTGCGACCATCCTCTACAATCTGGTTAAGCATTGTATGAAGTACGGCAGACGGCTCCTTATACGGAAGAAAGCTAATATTATCTTTAATAACTCCGCCCGGAACGTCTACATCACGAAATTCTCCCGGCATAATTGGCGAATTATCGCCTTTAATCCGTAATCCTCGCGTTTTCAGTCCACCCGGAAGGTTTGCAAGTGTCCCAGCGTCAATTAGTTGACGTAATAAAGAGGTTGCCGACTTAGTTAAGCCGCCAATCATGTGAACTAGGCCAAAACCATAGAATCCAAGTCCCGGTAAATACTGGTAATGGACAAAATGTTGACGCTTTAGCTTTAATTCGTCTTCTTCTTTCCAGTTTCTACGAATAGAAAGGATAATAGAAGAGGACTTGTCCACCGTAATTATATAAGGCAAGCCAATGTTTGTAGGCTCATTGTCCTCAAGGTCTTCAAACCCATGCAAATCTACATTGACCATCATCTCAAGCAGGTTGTGCCGTTGGTCAACATCGTAATTTGGGCTTGCGCCTGTTAATTTATTGTATTTTGCTGCAATTTCTGTGATGTCAGGAGTCGGGGCAGGAAGATCAATATCCGCATACCACCCGCTTTGCTGCAACTTAAGAACTTCGTTGGCTTCCTTCTTCATCACATGAGTGACGCGCTCTGCCGTCTGCAAGTCAGCAGCACCGTAATTCACAACAAAGTCTTCTGCCGGGACAAACATAGAGCAGGGACGGCCAAGGTTCTGGTCGTAGTAAACTTTCCTAAAGGCTGATCCAGCAATCGGAAGCGAAAACAATAACTTTTCTGTTTCTGTTCGATACTCGGTCATCTCAACAGTCATTAGGTAGTTAAGATACTCTTGAACCCTTTGGGCTTGAGCAACCTTATCGTCTGTAAGCTTTCCCAGAATATTTGTCTTTGCGGGGCCGCTAGCTGGAAAGATTTCCATAATTGTCTGAGACTGAAACCTAACAACTGCTTCGCTCAACATTGGATGAAACACTCCACAAGCGCCATCCCACGGCGTAGTCCTATCTTCAAAGCGCATACCCAGTAAGTCGAGGCCTTTTATATAAGACTCTTCCCACTTACTTCGGCTTTCGTGGTCTGCCTTAAACAAACCAACCAGCTCACTACCAAGACTTTCAAGTTCGGCTTGATCCATGAAGTCTACAAGATTGTCATAATGACCGGGAGCATCAAGCATCTCCTCATCTTCATCAAAATCCATGCGAACTTCCATGTCATCTACAGAAACAGTAACAGAATCGGGATTCTCTATCTCGATCACTGCTTCAGAAAGATCGCTTCTTTCGTCTCTGTAAAACGGTTTTTCAATAGCCACTAAGTATTAGTCCTAAAGTTTCCGCCTCTAATCGCTGCACCCATTCCACGGGCCTTAATCGTCTCGGTCTTAGGAGACCCCATATTTAAATTAACGCCTGTAGTAGCAGGAGCGCGTTTAGGAGCCTTAGTTTCTTTAATTTTTGTGGACATTGGCGCTCGACCGCCCTTAGCCAGCTTAGTTGTGCCAGTCATTGCGTAGCGCTTATGCTGACTGGTCAGTGGAGAGGTTGCCTGTCCTCCAGTCTTCATTCCCATGCCTGCCGCTTCGCGTCTTAAGCGAGTCATCTCGTCACGAGCATTACGCTCACGAGAACCAACACGAGATTCTTGACTACGCTTATCTCTGCGCTCAGCAGCATCATTAGGGCGACGAGCTTTTACTCTACGCATTTCATCAGCGGCATTGTCTTGTACGCCAATAACCCTAGCCTCTTCATCACGGAGATTTCTCCCGCCCATATTCATCTTCTTAACAGCCATGCCGCCGCCGCGAAGCTTCTTCACTGGGCCAGCCTTCTT